GGCTCTAGTTCACCGGCACCTTCAACACCAGTGAGCGTTAAATTAACATTGATCTGTACAGAAACATCACCAATCTGCCCCGTAGCTTCGACGCTACCAACATCTGTAAAGACATTTCCAACTAGGGCAGAAGCTTCGACACCCGTGACGTTAACAATAGCGTTTCGTTCTGCTTCAACAGTAACAGAACCAATGGCACCAGAAGCTTGTGGAACGGTTCTTTCAATTCCGCCCCACGAAACATCACCCCAGGCGCCCTCGTTCCAGGCGTTTTTATTAGAATTAATGGTGACTGGGACTGCTTCGCCCCAGCCAGCCTCAGACCAAGTTCCGCGACCCCAGCCAGTTAGTTGATCAGCCACGGAACATGCCGCCTTACGCTATACGAATAATAGCGTTGGAAGCGTCAGCGGTTGGGAATACGATTTGGAAGTCACCTGCTGTCGATGTTTTATCGGCACCAAAATCCAATACAGCAACAGTGTCCGTAGTGCTTGATCCACCACCAGTAGTCGTGTTGTAAATCAAGGCGCCACGCGCAGTGATTGTTGCAGACGTGAATGTAAGATCTGCAAAGTCAGTAAACGCTGTTGTGCTTGAAGATGTCGGAGTGACATTCGTCAACGTACCACCGCCTGCTGCGTATGAACCAGAGTCCCCGACTTCGTCAGTCGCTGTGTAATCTGTAGTCGCTGCAGTAAACGATGCGTTGTTGTCATACAGAGCAAGCTTAAATGTGTGCCCTGTTCCGTTTGTAAAATCGTGATCAGCTTTCAAGAGTCCAACCTTGAAAGATGTGCACATAAAGTTGCCTGTAAAAGCCATTAAATTCTCCTTACGAGTTCTGCGAGCTGGGGCTGCCCCGCCTCTTGTAACGCATTATAAACCGTGGTTCGGTCACTTTGCACGGCTTGATCTAAGTAGATCTTTACCAAGTGACTGACCTGATCTCTAAATGCTCTTGCCTGTTGTTGAATAACAGGATCTGCAGTATCGGAAACAGAAATAATTTTATCCGCACACTGTTCGGCCAACTCCTCAGAAGTAAAGCCTCGATTCGTTGTTGTTCGTACTCCGACGAAACCAATACTTGTATCAATCATTGTTTAGTCCGTTGAACCATACCTGTACGATACTGATCGGTCGTTTCCTTCGCTTCGCCCAACTGCTTCAAGCTGGCTACAGCTTCAGTAAACCGTTGTGTATAGTTGCCGACCAAATCCGCCTCACCCTTCATATAAGTGTAGGCATCCACCAACGAACCATACAGCATAGCCATTGGGGCGTTTTCACTTAACCATGTTGTTCCACTATCTGATAATGATGTCAGACTAGCCGGACGATAAAAATAGTGTAGCTCCGTCGTATAACTGTCATCAGGGGTCGGTGCAAGTAAAAAGTTATCAATATCGAACTGCGCGTAAAATCGAGGTGCACCCGTATCTGACGGATCCGTATTGAAGTCCTGCAAATAGTTTACGTCTTTGTACAGCAAGAACGTCTTATCCCCAGCACTATCTGTAAAAGACAAAGAAAATGGAGCAAGAAAGTCACTTGGGCACCCCAAGTACTCGTTGCTGCTCGTCATTGTTGCAGTTACGTTCTTACGAAATAACGAAAGCTGCACATTTTTGAAGATACGCTCTTCGGCTGCGCGAATAAACACGGGGAGATTATTAACGAAACTTGTCTCATCATTCTCCGTGTAATCCTGTATCGCCTGTTTAAGCTGCGCGTATGTAAAACTCATAACGTATTCACCTTATAACCCATACCGCTGTGTACACTACAATATGTGTACAATGTTGGCGCACCGATAGCGACGGTTATTTGAGTATATGCTCCAGCAGACCCCGGTGTGCCTACATAAGTAACGCCTGTCGTATATTCTACCCCACCACCGTGTGTGCCGTCAGGAGTTGTTGAAAAACGTAAGGGGTGGCCAGAGTTAGTAGAGTCTGACTGATCGTACCGGTAGGTGCTACCTTCATTAACATCTCTTCCAGCGGATCCGGGTTGTGCACCGTCTTGATAGAATTTATTTCCAGAAGGGGATCCCGGATAAACAGTGATTGCATAAGTAGCCGCAATAGTTACAACACTAACCGTAACTTCTCCAACAGACGCTGTAGCGTCTACCCCAGTAACAGTTGTCGATATGTTGCCTGTTTCAGAAGTTGTTACCGTAACTTCTCCAACCTTGCCAATAGCTCGTGGAGTTTCAATGGGTAATCCTACGACATCTGTACCAAGATAAACAGATACAGTCTCGCTTTTATCAGGACGCGGATCGCGCAACGCTTGAGGATCTGGTCCTACGCGTGGCGCTTCAAGTTGTGGGTGCTTTGGCTCGTATTCGTCCGGACCCACCAACAAGCCGTTCCACTCTTTCTTCATTTCACGCAGGCGATAACGAAAACCAGAACGGTCCGATATTCCGTATGCCTTGCTTCCTGAAGCGTACCGAGCCACGTTTAGAACCTAATGTATTGAATATCAGGTTGTAGCTTTAAAGATACACGATCTTCGTCTTCGTCCGCCGCACGCTGGAATTCTTCTTCGTAGACAGCCTTTAACAACTGAATGCGATCAGGTGCCTTTTTCATCGCTGTGTAGTAAGCGAGCCCCGCGACCATGCACGGGATAAAACGAAACGGTACTTCAGCATCATTCTTCGACGTATCAATGTCCTCGATACGCTTGATGTAGTAATACACCAACGTGTCCGCCGCATCAGGTGTCGGCCACAATGTGACCTCCGGCTTAATTTGACGGTTGAAGAAGAATTGAGATGGGCGGCCTGTCGTTGTTTTATTCGGTACGTTCAAGTACTCACCGCGACTAATACGATCAACCTCAAAGTCAGTGCCATCTCGACGTAGAGCAACCTCAAGAATGTCAGACATCCCAGCATCAAGACCGTTGTCTTCATTGTAGGTTGATGTTCCTGAGACAAGTGTCAGCGTGCCTTGGCGCACGGTCCACAAGTTCACTCCACGATTGGCCCAATCTGAAAACATAATGTTTAAAGATCGTCGCGCAGTTCGAGCATCGTAACCGGTGCGGACTTCTAGTCCACACCGCTCATACGCTTCCTCGATAATGTCTGCTGCATCAAGGTTAAAGTCCGTAGACCCTGAAGTTGCCATTTATACCACCTGGTTACTTACAACCTTTCTTCTTAACAGAACCGCCGCGAGCCTTTTTGACCATGCCGCCACGCATTTTCTTAACCATGCCGCCACGAGCCTTTTTGACCATCTTTGGGGCTTTCTTTCCACGCATCATTCCAGGCATTTTAATCTCCTTCGGAGTTCGCTCCGTTGTTTCACAAGACGATCATAGTCGTCAACGTCATAAAGTTCATAGTACCCCAACTTATGGAGTGTGTCCGCAGCATCATCTAAATCAGATAATGTCTGTATAAACACAATGGCCCTGTCTTCTTGATACGACAATAACCAAAGATCTTTACCTTTGTATGAGAGCCACCGGTTTAAGGCGTTGCAGCCTGCTTCAAGTTCAAAGTAGTTCTGCTCTGGCTCTTCTTGCACACACATTACAACCTTGTATGTACCATCAAACTTTTCAATCTCACGACAGACAAGATCCCAAAGGTCTTGAGCTATCTGGACACTCACTTGTCCTTTATGCCACGCTTGTTTGGCAAATGGACACAGTGGTATCCCATTTAATCCTTCTTCAGCGGTAGACAAGGTTTCAACCCAGTTTTCTATCCACTGATTTATTTCTTCTTTTTCCAACTGACACGCTTCGATGATGTTTTTTTCTTGATAGCAGATTTTGCGCCTGATGATTTACACTGTGCCATTGTTGGGCGACAGGCAGGGTATGCTCGTTTGCTACCACCTTTGGCAGACTTACGACCGCAAGGTTTGCCAGTTTTACAGTCAACCCAGCCCTTGCCTTTGTTCTGTCCAAACCATTTACGAAGTTCGGCGCCTTTCTTTGTCTTGCGAACAGCCATTAGTACTTCTTTGCCTTTTTACTACCAGAAGACTTTTTCTTCTTTCCACCGGTGCCCCAATTTTTAGCTCCGACCTTTCTGCACTTTGCAATGGCACCACTAGCGTATGCACTTGGAAAAACCTTGTAGCGAGCTTTGACCTTTTTGTAACATGCATCTTTTGCCACTTTCTTTCCTCCTGGTTTCGACACCTGCTTGGAGATGTTTGATCTACTGATTGTCATTTCAACAAATGTTCAGCGACAGCAACTCCAATAATCAGCGCCGCCAATCCCCACATACGAAAATCAAGTTTTTCTAAGTAAGACTTATGATCATCAAGACGCTCTTCGATTCGTTTATACCGAAGAGTGCATTCAGCTTCGTGCTTTTCAAGTTGTTTAAGAACTTCTTCAGGGCTCATGACTACCACTTCTTACATGACCAATACTTGGCTTTGAGCTTGCTCAAGGTGCCTTTATCACAACCGTGTCTGGCCCGGAACGACTTACGCGCTTTCGGGTTCGACTTACGAATCTTCATATTAGCATCACCAAAACGGACAATCTTCTCTTTGCCATTTTCGCAAGCTTTCACGACAAATTTCTTACCACCTGAGACTTGTCGCTTCGGCTTGTTACATTTCATTTTGGACTTGTCAATTTTTGCCATTACAAGGGTCCTGAATTTTGAATGTAAACAATGTCAAAAGCTGCAGAAACATGCAAACCTGAATTTGAACTACTTCCTATTGCACGAACCTCAATGTCTGTTTTTTCTTCAAACGGAAGAGGAATTGAGTAGAATATTTCTGTATGAGCGTTTTCTAAAGAAAACTTGTCATGTGTTCTAAACACGCCGTTTAGTTTTCGTGAAATTAACCTAAGTGTGCCAAACTTATTGTTGGTCTCTGTTAAACAAGTTACATCTTTTTGTAGAAGATATGCAGTGTATCCGGCAGGAACCGTCCAAACACACATAAGCGTCTGATTTTCTCCTAATGTTATGCGAGCGTAAGTTGTTCCATCATTTGTGATGTTTATCGTTCCTAATGGCTCTTGAGAACCTTCGATAAAAGCTCTAAAGACTCTAAGAAAAAAAGAATTTGTTTCTTGCGTCCCGCTACCGTTTAAAACTACAGTTTCAGACTGTTGGTTATAATTAGCATCCAGCCCTTGAATAGTTACCTGAACATCTTCGTCATTTGCACCGTCTGTGCTAGTTGCTGTCATTTTTACAGCAGAAGACGGGTAAGCGTATACTCCGCCAACATCCCAGATTGTTTCTTCGTTTTCGTTGATAAGAGGATTGAATCCAAATTTATGAATACGATAGTGGCCCGGGATTTGCTCCCGAGCCACCTGAAGCTCAAACGGTTCGCTTGTCCCGACCTGCGATATTGATCTTAGATCGTAAACACCCATTTGATCACCTACGAGAGAATAATCGTGAGTTCATTAGAGGCTCCCGTAAAGGCTGAAATGAAAACTCCTTCCGTGGCAATGATGCCATCGTCCGGAATGTTCATAACATGATGCCCCACGGGGAACTTTTGAGTTAACAAAGTTTCGCCAGAAGCACTACCATTTTTTATGGTGAATGCTCCAGCAGCCGCGCCGTAAATCACAACCTGTCTTAGACGGGAACGCTCAGGACCGACGACCGCAGCCGCCGTTCCCTGAACAAAGTTATACGCTTTTACTGGACCAGCCATTACAACCCCCTATTAGATAGAGTTGTTAACGTTCTGAATATACTCCACAGTCACATAACCCTCACCAGTAGTACCTGCTGAGAAGTCAATGAAAATAGATACATCAGAAGAGCCAACATTGGCCCAAACGTCTGAGTCAGCAATAGTTCCTGTAGAACCATACTTGAACACGTTTGCTGCAGTTCCAGCCGCTAACCCACTGAACAAATTCGTAGAAGTCGAGTTTGTTCCCATGCTGATGTTACCGGCTGCTGTCGCAGTTGTGATATTGATGATGATGTCTGTAATCTGGCTGTTTGCAGGAATTATAATACCTGTGTCTGCAGCAGTCGTTGACTGCGTCCAAGTTGCAGTTTGAGCCATTTTTACGAAGCCTACGTTTGCAGACGCGCCTTCGCGAACAGAACCGGCCTTAATAGGACCAGAAAAGGTAGTTGTTGCCATGTCAATCTCCTGTCGTGGCTAGTGTCGATCACAATGATCGTCAGAAGTTATTTGAAGTATACCTCACAAAAAGAAGGAGTGCATAGCACTCCTTAATGGGGTTACGTCGAATGAGGGAATACTCGACACAGCAATGTAACCACAATAAAAAAGGGGGCACAAGGCCCCCTCTTATTTGTAGCTTAAAAGCTACTTATGCACCTTGAGAACCGAACACACAGCGTGGATCCGAGAATCCGAAGCTGTAACGCTCGCGAGCCTTGAAGCGCATGTTGCCTGTGTCGAAGTCGGCTTCCATGTTTGTAGACAATGGAGTCCGCTCGAAGTGGACGAATCCACGAGGCGCGTCAGTTAATACGAAGAACGCATCTGGATCTGTCAGGAAGTCGTTGACAGCATAGCCGTCAGGCAACATACCCATAGAACGAATTGCGTTAACATCGTTGTCTGCAGTTCCAACGCGGAGGTTAGAAACCATCAGACGCTCTGCAACGAACTGAAGCTGACGTGGAATGATCAACTTAGTGCCGCGAAGAGCAACTTTGAGTCCACGCTCATCAACAAATCCAGCAATGTTGATCAAAGAATCTTCAAGAGAAGTCTCGTTCAAGTCCGCCTGTGTTGTGAATGTGTTAGCAAGATCGCCACCGTTTACGAGTGGGTGATCGGTTGCACAAAG